TAAGTACGAATTCGCAGACGGAACAAAAACAGAGGTCGAGGTTACCGAAGAAGTCGGTGCGGTCATCATCGACAGCCGCAAGGCAGAACACGCACAGGACGAGAAGCAACGTTATCACTGTTACTCTCTCGACGCTATTGATTTTGAAGGGCTTGAATATGCAGCAAAGGATTCTGCAGAAGATTTCCCAGAAGAACTGCGAGAAAGGGTACGCAATGCATATTCAAAACTTACAGACATTCAAAAGAAAAGAATTCTTCTGTTATCAAAGGGTTTGTCTGTTAGAGAAATCGCTGATTTAGAAAACGTACACCATAGAGCGATTGAGGACAGCATACAGCAGGCAAGAAAAAAATTTTTGAAGTTTTTTTGAAAAAACACTCGCCAAAACGCCCCCTTTTTCTGCGTATAGCGGAAGGGACAAAAATTCTGCCCTTCCAGAAGGAGGACAGAAATGAAACATAATCTTACAATCAGTGTTTCAAAGAAACCCAAACCTGGAGGCATTGTAGCCTGCAGAACGGTCACCATTCGTGAAAAGCTAATGCGACTTTTTCTTGGTGATCTTCAAAAGGTTACAATCCTCGTTCCCGGAGACAGCGTGGACGAGGTTGCAATCAAAGAAGTGATGGGAGGTGAAGCAGTTGAAACTGTATGAAGTGAACGAGGCACTTGAAAACCTCTTCCTCTCATTGGAGCCTGACCCCGAGACGGGTGAAATCACAGGAGACATCGATTCTGTCTTAACGGAAATCAATGCCTTGCAGATGGAGCGTTCTCGTATCCTTGAGTATCTTGCAAAACTTGTGCTGAATTGCCGTTCCGAAGCAACTGCAATTAAAGCCGAAGAAGACCGACTTAAGGAGAAACGCCAAAAAGCCGAACGCAAAGCAGAACGAATCATGGAGGTTCTCAAACGTGAATGTGACGGTGAGAACACGGATTGTGGTGTTGCTACAGTAAGATTCCGTGCTACCGAAAGAGTTGAAGTTACGGATGCTACCGCTACCATCACCTGGCTTGGCAGCAACGGCTATGATGCATTCATTCGCAGAAAGGACCCGGAGGTTAGCAAGGCTGATGTTAAGAAACTCATCAAGTCCGGCGTAGAAATTCCAGGTTCGACACTAATCAAAGAGCAATCCTGCTCATTAAGCTAACGGAGGTATATAAATGCTTGAAATTACAAGAGGTCAAAGAACAAGACCTGTACGACTCGTTATTTACGGCGCAGAAGGCGTCGGCAAATCCACTTTTGCATCAAAAGCAGACGGCTGCGTTTTCTTCGATTTGGAAAACGGCACCGACCAAATGGATGTATCACGTTTTCCCAAGGCGGACACCTGGGAAGGATTGCTTACAATGCTCGGAGAGGTTGCTCGTACTCCCAACATTTGCAAAACCGTAATTTTGGATACAGCGGACAAGGCCGAAATTATGTGTACCGACTACATCCTTAATAAGTTCAAAAAATCGGGTATCGAGGAATTCGGCTATGGTAAGGGCTACACCTACCTTTCCGAGGAATACGGTCGTTTGCTCGCCGCCTTGGATGCGGTTATCGCATCGGGGGTCAATGTTATCGTTACTGCCCACGCAAAGATGCGTAAATTTGAACAGCCGGACGAAATGGGTGCATACGACCGTTGGGAGATGAAGCTCTCCAAGCAGGTAGCCCCTCTTCTCAAGGAATGGTGCGATGCATTGCTGTTCATCAACTTCAAGACCTATGTCGTAACAACTGAAACCAATGCCAAAAAGGCACAGGGCGGCAAACGTGTTATGTATGCAACCCATCACCCTTGCTGGGATGCAAAGAACAGACACGGTCTCCCCGATGAGATGGAGTTATCTTTTGATAACATTCGCCATATTTTCGGCGAAAGCAACAAGCCGCAGACCTTGCCGGAAGAACTCATCAACAAAATCAACCGACTTCTGAATGATGCGGAAATCGATGAAGCGGATTTACAGAAGCTCGTAGCAGCAAAGGGTCATTATCCCGAAGCGACCCCCATTGCCCAGTATTCGGAGGAATTCGTAAACAGATGGCTCTTGCCGAATTGGGAGAAAATCGCAATCACCATTCATCACAACAACAGTAATTAAATTGGAGGAATTTAACCATGACTTATAACAATAACAACACCGCTGCACAGGATATGTGCATGGATTGGGACGCTGCCATCGAAGCCGATGGTCAAGAGTTCATCACCCTGGAAGAGGGCGACTATAACTTTGAAATCACTAATTTTGAGCGTGGACGTTTCCCCGGAAGTCAAAAAATCCCCGCTTGTAACAAGGCAACCATCACGGCAATTGTAAGAACTCCCGAAGGCATTGCTTCGGTCAAGTTCGACCTTATCCTTTATCGTAGCCTTGAGTGGCGTATTTCCTCCTTCTTCCGTTGCATTGGACAGAAGAAACACGGCGAACGCCTTGTTATGGATTGGAATCGAGTGGTTGGCTCTAAGGGACGCGCACACTTTAAGCCTCGCAAGTACACGAACAACGCAGGTGAAGAAAAGGTTGCGAATGATATCGAGCGTTTCATCGATTACAATCCTGACTTCTTCGGCGGAGATACAGACGGCTTTGTAGAAATCACAGACGATGACGATCTTCCGTTCATTTAAGGAGGTAAGCCGTGATATCTCTCAGACCTTACCAGGCTGAGGCGAGAGATGCTATTTTGCACGAGTGGTCTGTGGGAAACAGGAAGACTCTTCTTGTTCTTCCCACAGGCACCGGCAAAACGGTGGTCTTCTCCTCGGTCGCAAAAAATCGTGTGGACAATGGTGGTCGAGTCCTCATTATGGCACACCGAGGCGAACTGTTAGAACAGGCTGGAGATAAGCTGAAAAGTGTATGTGGCTTGGAGTCGGTGCTTGAAAAAGCAGAAAGCATCTCTGTTGGTAGTGATATTCCCGTAACCATTGGTTCGGTACAGTCATTAGCACAGCCAAAACGATTAGAACAATTTTCCTCGGAACATTTTACTGACATCGTTGTGGATGAAGCCCATCATTGCCTTTCAGATAGTTACCAACGTGTTCTTGAGCATTTTCCAAACGCAAACATACTCGGCGTTACAGCAACACCCGACCGTGGCGATCAACGCAACCTTGGCAAATACTTTGATAGCAAAGCCTACGAATACGGAATGAGTCAAGCAATTAAAGACGGTTACCTTTGTCCCGTAAAAGCACAGCTTATTCCATTGGAGTTGGACATTGGGGCTGTGGGTATTTCAAACGGCGACTATGCCGTCGGTGAAATTGGCTCAGCTCTTGACCCTTATCTTGACCAAATTGCATATGAGATGAAGCATTACTGCAAAGGGCGCAAAACCGTAGTCTTTTTACCGCTTGTTGCTACTTCAAAGAAATTCTGCGAGTTGCTGAACAAATATGGACTTCGTGCCGCCGAGGTGAATGGCAATAGTGATGACAGATCTGGCATCCTTACTCGTTTTGAAAACGGCGAGTTTGATGTTCTGTGCAACAGTATGCTTTTAACAGAAGGATGGGATTGTCCCTCTGTAGATTGCGTTGTTGTATTGCGCCCTACCAAAGTTAGGAGCTTGTATCAGCAGATGGTAGGTCGTGGAATGCGGCTCTGTGAAGGCAAAGACCATCTTTTGCTTTTGGATTTTCTATGGATGACTGATCGGCACGACCTATGTCGGCCATCTGCTCTTATTTCAAAGGACGAAAGCATTGCAAAACGAATGGACGAACGCCTACTAAAGGATGATGGAGAATACGACCTAATCGAGGCGGAGGAAGAAGCCGAGCGTGACGTTCTGCTTGAACGTGAAGAAGCTCTTGCTCGTGAGCTTGCTGAAATGCGCCGCCGCAAGCGTAAACTCGTTGACCCTTTGCAATATGCGATGTCAATCGCTGCGGAAGATTTGGCAAATTATGTTCCTACTTTTGCTTGGGAAATGGCTCCTCCCTCGGAGAAGCAACTTGCGTTTTTGGAAAACCGCGGCATCTTTGCGGATACAGTAGCTAACACGGGTATGGCAAGTATGATTATTGACCGACTCAAACGCAGACAGGACGAAGGGCTTTCAACTCCAAAGCAAATACGCTGTTTGGAGCGTTACGGTTTTCTTCGTGTCGGCACCTGGAGTTTTGAAGATGCAAGCAAGATGATATCTCGCCTTGCAATGAATAACTGGATGGTGCCCTACGGAATGGTGCCGTCAAAATACAGACCATAAGGAGTTTTTATGAATAACATTTTATCGGCACTCGAAAAGATAGATGTTGCAACCTTGAACTATCAAGAATGGATAAATATTGGTATGGCACTTCAAGCAGAAGGATATTCTTGGGACATTTGGGATGCCTGGAGTCGTAATGATAAAAGATATAAGCCCGGAGAATGTGAGCGTAAATGGCGCACATTTAAGGGCTCCGGCACTCCAATCACAGGAGCAACAATTGTACAGATGGCGAAAGAACGAGGTTGGACTGCCTTCGATGGTAACGGTGTAATGGATTGGACAGACACCATATCCTATGACGGTGATGATTTCACCAATTACACGACCATTCAAGATGATTTCAATCCTGTAGCAGAGTTAAAACGGTATCTTTTGCTATTGTTCGACAAAGATGACCTTGTCAGCTATGTTACCGAATCCTGGGAAGATGCGGACGGCAAATGGAAGCCCTCAAGTAAGGGCTACTATGACCGTACCGCCGGACAGCTTATTGCATCTCTGGATAAGTATGCGGATGACTTGGGAGCAACCATCGGTGATTGGCACAAAGAAGCAGGTGCTTGGATTCGCTTTAATCCGGTTAACGGAGAGGGCGTTAAAAACGAACATATCACGAAATATAGGTATGCCCTCGTGGAATCGGATAGTATGTCGATTGCCGATCAAGACGCTATGTACCGAAAGTTGGAGCTGCCAATTGTTTGTTTGGTTCACAGTGGTGGAAAAAGCCTTCACGCTATTGTTCGAGTAGACGCAGAAGACTACGACGAGTACCGTAAGCGAGTGGAGTTTTTATATGACTTCCTTGAGAAAAACGGCGTTGTCGTGGACAAGCAGAATCGCAACCCTTCACGTCTGTCACGTTTGCCCGGCGCAGTCCGTAATGGATGCAATCAATACATTGTTGCGGAAAACCTCGGCAGAAAAACCTGGGTTGAGTGGATGGATTATGTTGAGGGTGCCTCGGACGAGTTGCCCGGTTTAGTCACCCTGGACGAATTCAAAAATAATCCGCCTCCTCTGCCCGATGAACTTATAAAAGGGGTTCTGCGTTGCGGACACAAAATGCTGATTTCAGGAAGCAGCAAAGCGGGCAAATCATTCTTACTAATGGAACTCTGCATTTCACTTGCGGAAGGCAAACCCTGGCTTGGCTTTTCTTGCAAACAAGGCCGTGTGCTGTATGTGAACTTGGAGATTGACCCAGCTTCTTGTATCAATCGCTTTATGAAAATATACGAGGCACTAAAAATCCCTATGAAGCATATGGACAACATTGTTATTTGGAATCTTCGTGGCTTTGCAGTACCGCTTGACAGGTTGGTTCCGAAACTTATTCGCCGTGTAAAGGACAGCGGATACAGTGCCGTTATTATTGACCCCATTTACAAGGTTATCACAGGAGATGAGAACAACGCTTCTGATATGGCGGCATTCTGTAATCAGTTTGACAAGATTTGCGTCGAAACCGGCTGTGCAACAATTTACTGTCATCATCATAGCAAAGGCGCACAAGGTGGCAAAAAAGCAATCGACAGAGCTTCCGGCAGCGGAGTGTTTGCGCGAGACCCTGATGCACAGCTCGATATGATTCAGCTCGAATTAAGTGATGATTTGTCGAACAATGTCAGGGACGGTAACGCAACCGCTTGGAGAATGGAATCAAGCCTGCGTGAGTTTGAAAATTTCAAGCCCGTCAACTTCTGGTTTGATTACCCCATTCACCGCATCGATGACAGCGGTGAGCTTGGCAAGGCACATTCCGAAGGAAGCTTTGAGGCGGCACGC